TATTAAACTCGTTATCTTGTAAATCTGCTATCGCTGTTCTTATAGATAAATCCTCATCTATTGGTTCTGGAAATACATTGTTAATCGTCATAAAGTTTAAACCAACATCTTCTAATACATCATTTCTTATACTAACTATAAAAACTCTTTCTCTTTTTTGTGGTACACCGTAATTTACACCACTCATAACTTTGTATGTTGTAGTATATCCGATACTTTCAAAATCTTTAACCATTTTATTTAAATGGTCTATTGCATATGACATTGTTAAACCTTTTACATTTTCACACACAATAACTTTTGGTTGAATGTCTTTACACAACCTAATAATTTCCCATGTTAAATCTTCGATATTAGTTTGTTTATGACCGTATTTCATTTGTGTTTTGTTCCAACCTTTTTGTTTTATACCTGACATTGAAAAGGGTGGACAAGGAGGCGAACCGTCAAATATATCTAACTCTCTAGGTTTAAAATTACCTGTTATCATAACTTCTTCACTTGACATCTTTTTTATATCTTTACAAAGATATGGTGTCCCTGGAAAGTTTTGTATATAAGTATCACAAGCAACTTCTTGAAACTCGTTCATAAATTTACAATCACCACCTGATAGTTTGTAACCACAAGAACTACCACCACCACCTGCAAAGGTAGTCGCATATGTAAATAGTTTTTGTTCTGATTTATTTTTTAAATCTTCTAATGTGTATCTAAAATTTCTCATGCAAAAAACTCTTCTATTGTATTATCAGCAGATGCATTTACATTCCATTTGATTGAGTCTAATATAAAACTCATAGGTTCTGTAAATGATTTGTTATATTGTGTTTCATAATCTATTATCTTGTGTAAGTTAAATTGTTTAGGCAACTTAGCTGGAAAAGATATAACTTTTGTTTGATATGGATTAGGTGTTAGAATATGTAAATACTTAATTTTATCACCCTCTAATATCAACGGAAACAAGTGTGTAATCTTTTTTAATTTAAGTAAGTGATTATATATCAAAGCACCTTTTACATGCATAGGTGTTGATTTTTTATAGATACCGTTAGGGTCAGAATACTTACGAAGATTATTCACACTACGAGGAAAACCAATCTGTTCTGGTGACATATGAGAAAAGTTTAATTTAAATTTTCTATAAAAATCTCTCAAAGCGTTTTCATCTTTATTCATAATTATTTCTAGTGACTCTTTAATTTTAGCTCGACATACTTTAGGTGTTGATGATTTAACAGCTTCTATACCCATCATCTTTAATTTAGGTTTAGCATATTGCACACCCTCTGAATTATGAACATTTAAAATATATCTTTTCTTTGCAGTCCAGATACCTTTATCGGCAATAACTTCTCTTTTCATAAACATCTTTTGTTCAAAAGCATTTACATAGTCTGCAAGTTCTTGATAACTTTTATTCATAAATGGTTCTAACTTTTCTTCACAAAACTTGTCTAACACTTTTACAATTTTTTCTTTCGGTGTTCCCTCTGGTAACTTTTTAACCATGTCATCAAAACTAACATAGATTGAGTCTGTATCAGAGGCAATAACATAATCTTTCTTATTATTTAGCATTTTATTAAAGTATTGATTAACTTTATTTTCAATCCATCGAATAGATAATTGACCTGATGTGGTTATAGCTTGAGCTTCATCAAAATCAAAATATCTAAAATAACGATTACCAATTGCACCGTAAGCAGAGTTTAAAGAAATCTTTTTAGAATGTTGAATGAGATAATATTTTCTAGCAAGTTTGTCATACTTTTTATCTTTTGTATTTTCATATTGTTGTTGTGCTTCTAACATTTTCTTTTTATAGATAACACGGTCATTATATTCTTTTTGTATAATCTTTGGTAAGAAACCTTGTGTAAGTGTTGTATATACCGTACCATTTGCAGCCATTGCTTTATTTAGCAATTTTAAATTACCTAAATCATATCTTTTTTCAATTAAACCTTTTACTGTTACTGATTGTTTTTCTGGTAGTTTAGTTTCAGGTGATATATTATATTGCATAATTAAATGAGGATATAGACTATTCAAATCAAAACTTACAACCCAATTATGTAAACCAACTTGTGGGTCTTTTACATAAGCACCGACCAAATCATCTTTAGATTGTGTACCAGGTCGTAATGGACAAACAAGATTTTGTTTCTTTAAAAAATTATAAATGATATTATCCCACATGCGAACTTGTGAAAAAACATCTTCATAATTAACTTTTGCATTGTAAGCCATAGTCATAACTAATTCAATAAGAGATAATCTATCTTCTAGTTTGTCGACCAACTCAACGTCTTGAATATTATAATCTACGAATGATTGATAATCTTTAGTATACCATTCTTTAAATGAGTCATATGGATTATCATCTTTTTTTTCACCTAATTCTACTTCAGCGATATGGTCTAGTTTATAACTTTCTTGTGCAGTAATTGTAAACTTACGATATAAGTCCAGATAATCTAATTGTGCAATACCAAGTGGTTTAATATATTTGTGTATTCTGCCCATAGTATAAATTTCTTCTTCTTGAACAATATTCCAAGGAGATAATTTTTTAGCAGTTCTTTCATCAAATACATTTTTAATTCTGTTATACAAATAATACATATCAAAAAATTTACTATTCCAACCTGTTATTATATCAGGAGGGGTTTGCATCCAGAATTTTAGAAACTCTTGAATTAAATCTTTTTCAGTATCACACCTTATATACTCAACATAATCTCTAGTATTTTTAAAATCACCAATACCCCAAACTAACATTTTTTTATTAGCATGGTCTTTTAATGAAATACAAAGTAATTGTTCTATTGCTTCTTCTGCATCAGGAAAACCTTGTTCGGCAGTTACCTCAATGTCAATAGTATAAACTCTTATCTTATCTTTATCCCAATCGATGTCGTTAGAATAATATTCTGAAATATATTGAAAGTGAAAACGCTCGTTACCGAATATAAAGTTTTTGTGGTCTTTATATCTTTCAATTAATTCACGAGCTTTTTTAATTGTAGGTAATTTTTTAGGTATAAGATATTGGTCAGTTAAACTGCGATATCTAGTTTTATCTTTGAACTTATGATACAAAGTCGGAGAGTAAGGAACTTTATCACTAAAGGTTTCACCGCCTTGAATACCACGAACTAATAAATCATTACCATAAGGTATAACACTTGTATAAAAATCACTCACGGTACTATAACAACCAATCCATCATGTTTCTTTTTTAATTCTATTTGACAAGACAATCTACTATACTTTTCATCAAAGTTAGGTTCATATTCTAACAAAGATAATTCAGCATTATCATCATTAGCAATACCTGTAACATTTATCCATTCAGGTAACACATGAACATGACAAGTGGCACACGAACAACTGCCGCCACAATCACCTTCTATTCCTCTTATGTATTTGTTTTTAGAATAGAAGCGTGTCGCTTCCATTAGGGTAGTGTTTTCAGGAACTTCTATTGTTTCTTCTTCGCCGGTATCAGCCTGTTTTAACGTCACCTTTATCATCGTCACTCTCACCTGTATCACCAAAAAATAAATGTAACGTACACAAATTATCTTCAGCTTCAGAAATCTTATTAATTAGTTTGTCCATCTCTTCTACTTGTTGTGGGTGTTCACCTATACCAACAGAGTTTTTGAAATATATTTCTAATGTTGCCTCAGCTTCTGAAACAATAGCTGTGTACTTATCTTTTAGTGCTTTATATAATAATGTTTTAGAATAATTTTCTGCCATTTTCAATCTCCTATTATATCATAAAATTGTAGATTAATCAAGGTTCTTTTTTGCATAATCTACTTTTTTTGATAACACGAATGTTCGGTTTGGATTAACCGCAACGGACATACGCCTCATCAAATCTCTATTTACCAACAAATCGCTGTATCCTTGCCTTAAATCTAAAGCAACAGGAACATCGCTGTGTATCATGTTGTTAAATTTTATTTTCATATACACAATCGGTCTTGTATCAGGTTTGACTTTTGGGTCAGCCCTAAAGACTTTTGCATACTCTCTAAATTTGGCCTTGAATTGTTTACCGTCATATTCCCACTTTACCATACCATCTTCGATATTTATTTTTTCAGCATGTAAAGTGCTGGCCTTAATACCGTTACCAGTATCAAACTTTGCTCTAACTCTACCGATACCGTCAATCTCTACACTCTCTGCCCAACCACATTCATATAGTGACGGTTTATCCCAGTTATTTTTATTTGTAAAATATTTAACATATCTTAAAACTAAATCTTCACCATTCATTTTACCTTCAGATTTTATTTTGTTATCTGAATACATATAACCTTCATAGTCTGCACCACTACCTGGAGAACCATTAACTTCTAAAATAAGTGGATTACCTTTTTTATCTAGTATATGGTCAACACCAATTAGTTCACCCGTGGTTGCTCTTGATGCTTTTAAGATTAGTTTTTTCTCTTCATCATTTAAAGTATAAGGCACACCTTTTTTATCTGTTCTATGCATATTAGAACGAAACTCACCTTTTACTTTTACTCTTTTTGTAGAGGCAATAATTTTATCACCCATGACTATTGTTCTTACATCAAAATCAATATCATAATATTCTTGTAAAATCATTTCAGCATTGTATTTCCACATTGCTTGTAAAGTAGAAACAAGAGTATCATAATCGTTAGCTTTTGTTACACCGATACCTTGTGTACCTGTAATTGTTTTTATGATGACTGGAAACTTACCACCAATTTGCTCTACTGCTTTTGGTATTGAATATTCATTTGATACATATGCAGTTCTTGGTGTTGATATATTTTCTCTTTCAAACATCATGTTAGAAACTAATTTGTTATCGCAATACAACATGGCTTCTCTACTGTTAACCATATAAGAACCGGCGTCTTCAAAATTAGTAATGAGTGCTAAACCTGATTCGTCCATCAT